CCTGGTCTTAACATGTTCACGGACATGTTACCGGTACCCGATTGTCAATCGCTTTCGCGTTTGTCGGGTTCACAAGATACGGTTTTCCCGTCCTTTGAGTCGTTTGTGGAGATGCTTAACAACCTTTATGGTTTATCTTTGCATGCTCCTCAACTCACTGGATCTGAACTCGGTAAGTTCTGTTCAGGGCTTATTGAGGGAGACCGTCTACATCCATGGAGAGACGCGGTTCGGCGTCTTTCCGCACAATCCCGCTTCGGGATTGCGCACTCTCTCTTTCTTTTTCGGAAGGTTATTCCAAAGGAGAGACCTCGCGTCGACGATTATGTTCGTACTTTGACTACTGCTTCCGAGCCAGTAGATCCGGACTTTGAGCGCTTTGCTTTGGCTCAAGTTCGCAAGTTGTTCCCCCTCGGGTGGGACAAGAAGTACGTTGATTATTCGTGGACAAGTTCACTACCCCTAACCTCCTGCTCGGAGAGGGGACGTAGTGATGGTGGTAGTAGGGGGTGGTTGGCTGACGAGGAAAGGATGTCACGTCATGAGTTCTGCTCATACGTCCTGGAGTCAGTTGTACCACACTACCGCGGGATCTCTAAAGTCAAAGCTATAGAAACGGGTGGAAAGTGGCGGGTAATTTCGATTCCCCCTTTGGTCGATAATTGCCTTCGTCCACTTCACAAAGCTTTGTACTCTCACCTTTCCCATTTTCCTTGGTTACTTCGCGGAGATGCTAAGCCGGCGCAATTTAAGCAGTTTACCCCAGTGGAGGGTGAGCTGTTTATAAGTGGTGATTACGAAAGTGCCACTGACAATTTAAATGCCGATCTCCAGCGTAGTATACTTAGGGTGTTGTTAGAGCGTTCCACCTCTGTTCCACAGGGGGTGGCGGAGCACGCTCTCTCCATCTACTCTTCTCTTCTAGGGGTGGGTGGTGTCTGTTCGTTGTGTGGTGGCCCCTGTCGGGGCCATGAGCAACGAAGAGGGCAACTTATGGGACAGTTAACCTCATTTCCTCTTTTGTGCCTCATTAACTACATTACATTTCGGTATTCTATACGTCGGCCTGTGCCGGTTCGTATAAATGGCGACGATATCGTTTTTCGTGCGACGCCCGCCGAGTTCGCTCGATGGGAGTGTAATGTACGTAAGGGAGGTTTGACACTGAGTAAGGGAAAAACGTTAGTGCACGGTCGTGCATTTACCCTTAACTCAACCCCTTTTTGGTCGACACCGAAGGGGGGGAGGCTCGTCGGATTTGTGCGCGCAAAGGCACTTTATCCACACGGGTCGTGTTCAGAGCAGATTTCATCGATGAATGGTCGTTTCTATTCATCATGTTCTGGTTATGGCGGTCGGAGAGCGCGTATTGTTCGTACGTACTTTCTCCACCATAATCAGCGATCCTTGCATGCTTGCAGGAGGTCTGCCACGAGAGGGATGGGGTTAGCTGTGGATCGGGAAATGTTACAATCTATTCCTGGATTGTGGCAT